CCCCCCACAACCGCCATTCTCCTCCCAGGTTTTCGAACAGCCCCCAAGGAGGACTCCATGGCTATTAAACATCTCAATCAGATCGAACTGGCCGATCGCTGGAATATCAGTGAACGGACGCTTGAACGCTGGCGGTGGACCGGCGAAGGACCCGCGTATCTCAAAATCGGTGGCCGGGTCGTTTATCGCCTCGAAGACGTGGAAGCGTATGAAGCAGATAACCTCTGCAAAAGCACCACCGAAACCCCGAACGATCTTTATGCGTGAGGGGGACGATATGAACATCCCCAACCGCATCCAAATCGACTACCTGAGCGCCATGGAGGTGGCGGATATCGCCTCTCTGCCGGTCGAACAATTGACCGCCTTGCAAAGTGAAATCGCCGAACGCCTCACCATCACGAAGATGATGAAGGACCGTTTCGACAGCGCGCTTGAGTGCCGCTTTTCCCTTCAGGCGAGGGAAGGCCGTGCAGCCCTTGGCAAAGACACGGGCACGGTTCGTTTCAATGAAGGCCCGGCGCAAGTCGTCGCCGATCTTCCCAAGAAGGTCTTCTGGGATCAGTCCCAGCTGGCTCAGCTGGTCGAGCGCATGAAGGCCGAGGGCGATAACCCGGCTGAATACGTCGACATCACCATCAAGGTTTCCGAACGCAAATACGCCGCCTGGCCAAGCCACATCCGCTCGGCGTTCGAGGGCGCAAGGACCGTGCGTGTCGGCAAACCCTCCTACCAACTCTCCCTGAACGATGAGGTGCAATCATGACCGCCAAGACCAAACTCGAACGACTGCGCGAAGATAACTGCTTCCTGACTGATCTTCCCGACACCATCCGGATCCCGCCGTTGGGCGATCGCCAGGAAGAGGTGATCAAACCCATTGAAGCGGCGTCTATTGACGACATTGCTTTTGCCCAGCTTGCTTTGCAGGCCAAATCCTCCGCGCTTTACGGAGAAATCGATGCGCTGCGCCGTGTCTACGACATGGCCCGCAAGAATGGCTCCTTGGGTGCAGACACTGCCCTGGATGCGGTTGCATCGAAGAAGGGGGGTAAGTGATGCCGCTCCCCATTATTTCCGCCGATGAACGGCTGTCGGAGCAGCGCGGCATTAAAGGCTGCATCTTCGGCAAATCCGGTATCGGCAAAACCTCACTGCTTTGGACGTTGGATGCCCAGTCCACCTTGTTCTTCGATTTGGAGGCAGGAGATCTGGCAATCGAAGGCTGGTCCGGAGACACCATTCGTCCGCGCACTTGGATTGAATGCCGTGATTTCGCCGTCTTCATCGGTGGTCCAAACCCGGCCTTGCGTGACGACCAGGTCTATAGCCAGGCCCACTACGATGCTGTGTGCGAGCAGTTTGGCGACCCGGAAGCGCTGGATAAATACCAGACCGTCTTTATCGACAGCATCACGGTCGCCGGACGTCTTTGTTTCCAGTGGGCCAAGGGCCAGCCGCAGGCAGTTTCCGAACGCACCGGCAAGCCTGACATGCGCGGCGCTTACGGCCTGCATGGCCAGGAGATGATCGCCTGGCTCACGCACCTTCAGCACACCCGGGACAAGAACGTCTGGTTCGTCGGGATCCTCGACGAGAAGCTTGATGACTTCAATCGCAAGACCTTTGTTCCCCAAATCGACGGTTCCAAAACCGGCAACGAACTCCCCGGCATCGTGGATGAAGTCGTCGCCATGGCTGAGGTCAGTCCCGACGGCAGCGATCCCTACAGGGCTTTTGTTTGCCACACCCTGAACCCCTTCGGCTTTCCGGCCAAGGATCGCAGCGGTCGGCTAGATCAGGTCGAAGAACCCCATCTTGGCCGTCTGATGGAAAAGATCGGCGGCCCCGCAAAACCGGCAGGCGAAAGGCTGACTTTTAGTCGCCCAATACCAGTTGCCGAGACCCCCAACACTGAAGACGACAAAGGAGCACAGTAATTATGACTGGTGCATGGAACGACTATAACGACGCGGAATCCCAAACATCCTACGACCTGATCCCGAAGGGCACCATTGTGCCGGTAAGGATGACCATCAAACCGGGTGGTTATGACGATCCGGCTCAGGGTTGGACGGGTGGATACGCAACCCACAACGATACGACCGGCTCGGTTTATCTCAACGCCGAGTTTGTCATCCTCGAAGGCCCGTCTGCCAAGCGCAAGGTCTGGAGCCTGATTGGGCTTCGCAGCCTCAAGGGTCCGGAATGGGGCAACATGGGCCGGTCTTTTGTGCGCGGCATTCTGAATTCGTCGCGGGGCCTTTCGGACAAAGACAATTCCCCTCAAGCGCAGGCTGCCCGCCGTATCAACGGTTTTGCGGATCTGGATGGCATTGAATTCCTGGCCAAGATCGATGTTGGCAAGGATGCCAATGGCGATCCAAAAAATGACATCCGGTTTGCGGTGGCTCCAAACAATAAGGATTGGGAAACGTTTAAGACTGGCGGCGGTCTCTGGACGCCGAGCCAATCGGCTGCTGCCCCCACAGCAACCGCACAGCCGACGGCCAACGTCAGCACGGAAACGCAACCTGCCGCAAACCCCAATCGTCCGTCCTGGGCTCAATAGGGGAGGCTGGTCATGTTGCTCCGTCCCCGCCAGAAAACCTTCGTCGAGCGCAGTGTTCAAGCGCTCGGCGAACACGGCAACACACTGGCTGTTGCCTCTACCGGATTTGGCAAAACCATCGCGCTGGCCGGTGTGACCGGTCAGCTACTGAAAGGCAACGATGTCAAGGCGTGTGTGCTTGCCCATCGTGATGAGCTGACAAGCCAGAACGAGGCGAAGTTCAACCGGGTTAATCCGGGCATCAGCACTTCGGTTGTCGATGCAAAAACCAAATCCTGGCAGGGGCGGACCACCTTTGCCATGGTTCCGACCCTGGCACGCAAGTCCAACTTGGCTGCCATGCCCGCGCTTGAGCTTTTGGTGATTGACGAAGCGCATCACGCAGCTGCCGACAGCTACCGCCGGATTATCGATCAGGCAAAGGACAAAAACCCGGACGTCAAAATCTTCGGTGTAACGGCCACCCCCAACAGGGGAGACAAAAAAGGCCTGCGTCCGATCTTTTCCAATGTCGCCGATCAGGTGTTCATTGGCGAATTGGTTGCCTCGGGCCATCTGGTGCCGCCGCGCACCTTCGTCATCGATGTGGGGGCCCAGGAAGCGCTGAAGTCGGTTCGCAAGACCGTTGATGATTTCGACATGATGGCTGTTGACGCCATCATGAACAAAGCGCCGATCACGGATGCGGTCATTCAGCACTGGCGCGAAAAAGCCGGAGACCGTCAAACCGTCGTCTTCTGTTCGACGGTTGATCATGCCCGCAACGTGCGCGATGCCTTTCTGTCCCAAGGGATTGAAGCCGCCATGGTCTACGGCGACATGGGTGCGGCGGAACGGCGCGATGTGCTACAGGCCTATGAGTGGGGAGAAACCCAGGTTCTGGTCAATGTGGCGGTGCTGACGGAAGGCTGGGATCATCCGCCGACCAGCTGCGTCGTGCTGCTGAGGCCATCCTCTTACAAGTCAACCATGATCCAGATGGTCGGTCGGGGCTTGCGCACCATCGATCCAAGCGAGCACCCAGGCGTCGTCAAAAGCGACTGTATCGTTCTGGATTTTGGCACTTCGAGTCTTTTGCACGGCAGCCTTGAGCAGGATGTGAATCTTGAAGGCAAGGTGGGCTCCGGTCCTGCCTTGACCAAGGAATGCCCTGAGTGCGCAGCCAATGTGCCTTTGGCCGTCATGGAATGTCCGTTGTGCGGATATCACTTCCAATCAGAAGGCAAGGAAGGTCAGCAGCCAATCACTGACTTTGTCATGTCGGAAGTGGATCTGCTCAAACGTTCCAGCTTCCAATGGAGCGATCTCTTTGGTGATGATGCGGCGCTGGTTGCGAATGGCTTCAACGCCTGGAGCGGGATTTTCTTTTACCAAGGCCGCTGGCATGCCGTCGGCGGTGGCAAAGGGCTCAAATCGCATTTGCTGGCCATGGGTGAGCGGACCATTTGCCTGGCCGCAGCCGATGATTGGCTGAATGAAAACGAAACCGACGAGAGCGCCCATAAATCTCGCTCTTGGCTCAATCAATCGGTCACCAGCCGTCAGCTTCAATTCTTGCCGCCCGAGTACCGTCAGGACTTTGGCCTGACCCGGTATCACGCATCGGCCCTGCTGACCTTCCAGTTCAACAAAGCCGCAATTACCAATCTGGTGTTGAACGCTCCCGAAGATGACCGGAGGGCGGCATGACCCATGGTGATTTCATCAAATGCAGCCGCTCGTTTGAGGTTATGGCATCCGCGCGGGGAGCTCTGTGCCGTCTGTCGGCGACCGACCCGTGGTTTTGGCTGGTTCGACCGGCATTCATCGAAGCGTCCACGTATTCAGCGGTGGTTTTGCTCCATGGACTGCCAGGGTTTCTGGTCGCGCTTGGCGAAGGAGGGCTTGGGAATGGTTGATCTAACCGAACAGGAAAAAGCCGCCCTGCGTCATGCCGTCAAGATGTTGGCGGAGGTTATGGAAGAGATCGGCTGGGAAAGCCGCCTGATTGATCTCACAGAAACCCAGGTTCTCACCCTCGCTGAAGTCTGCGTAGGCGGGTTTCAAGACGCGATGCTGGCCACGGCCAAGGGCGAAGATACGGAGGTCCCTTTTTGATGCTGGACTACAACTCTACCCAAACCTTCGGCGATCAGGTGAACGCCTACATTGATGAGGCGTTGGTTGCTGAGAACCAAAGTCAAACACCCCGCCAATATCTCGGCGGCTCCCGTCTTGGTGTTGCCTGCGAACGTGCGTTGCAATTCGAATACGCCCATGCCTCCAAAGACGATGGGCGGGATTTCAATGGCCAGACCTTGCGGATATTCGCTGCCGGTCACGTATTTGAAGACTTGGCCATTGATTGGCTGCGCAAAGCCGGGTTCGAGCTCTACACGACCAAAGGCAACACGCCCGGTGGAGAGCAATTCGGGTTCAGTGTCGCCGGTGGCCGTATCCGTGGCCATGTGGACGGCATTATCAATGCGGCCCCGATGATGGATGGCTTCCCGGCCCTTTGGGAATGCAAATCGCTCAACAACAAATCCTGGAACGATACTGTCAAACGCGGTGTCACGGTTTCCAAGCCGGTCTATGCCGCGCAGATCGCCACCTACCAGGCATATATGGAAGCCTCGGTTCCGGGCATATCGCAAAACCCGGCGCTGTTTACCGCCATCAATAAGGACACAGCGGAACTTCACCATGAGCTGGTTCCGTTTGATGGAGGGCTCGCCCAACGCATGAGCGATAAAGCGGTTCGCGTCATTCAGGCGACGGAATCTGGGGAGTTGCTTCCACGTATCGCGCAATCGGCTGATTTCTTCGAGTGCAAATTCTGTGACTGGTCCGATCGGTGCTGGAGAACCGATGGATGAGCCTTGACGTTGTAAATATAAATGACTGGCGGGATTTCAATTCCGCTGCTCCGCAAAGACAGGACGATGGCAGACATACCGGGCTCACTGTCGATGAGATCAAGGCGCGATTGCTCGGCAATCTGCGTGGCCTTCTCTCCTACCTGTATCCCGCCGGTGTTTTCCGCCATGGCAAATTCTTAGTTGGCGATGTCCGAGGCCGCAAAGGCGAAAGCCTGACCGTTGAAATTACCGGGTCCAAGGCCGGGATGTGGCATGACTTTGCCACGGGTGAAGGCGGAGATGTTCTTGCCCTCTGGGCCGCAGCGACCGGTCGCAACACCCAGTCGGATTTTCCATCGCTTCTGGATGATGTTCGTCAGTGGCTGGGTGAACCGGGCACGGAAAGTGTGGCCGTTGAAACAGAGCGCACCGCACCTTTGGATGAGTTGGGTCCGGTCACCGCCAAGTGGGACTATCTCGATAGTGAAGGCGGTCTGTTGGCCTGTGTTTATCGTTACGACCCGCCCGGCGGAAAACAGTTCCGGCCCTGGGATGTCGCTTGCCGGAAGATGAAGGCTCCAGACCCCCGCCCGCTTTACAACCAGCCCGCTATGAAATCAGTCTCTGACGTGGTTCTGGTGGAAGGTGAGAAATCCGCCGACGCATTAATTTGTCAGGGCATTTGCGCCACGACGGCGATGAACGGGGCCAAGGCTCCGGTTGAGAAAACCGATTGGTCGCCGCTTCGGGGCAAACGTCTCCTGATCTGGCCGGACAAGGATGCGGCAGGTTGGCAATACGCCGAAGCTGCTGCCGAGGCCGCACTTGGTGCCGGAGTGGTATCTGTCGCCATTCTCATGCCACCCATGGACAAACCGGAAAAGTGGGATGCGGCGGATGCTGTCGATGAGGGCATGGACGTTGAGGCCTTCATCGCCAATGCGCCCCGTCAATCTATCGCGAGCCCGCATGCCAATTCCCAAGCCTTCAGCCTGAAGCAGCTGCTGGGAGATCGCTCTCCCATGCCCGACGATATTATAGCCCCCCGCGTTCTGACCCCGTCTGGCCTGCTGGTTTTTGGCGGTGCGCCCAAGGTCGGTAAAAGCGATTTCCTGCTTTGTTGGTTGGTTCACATGGCGGCAGGTATTTCCTTTTTGTCGTTTACGCCGCCGCGCCCGTTGCGCGTGTTCTATCTACAAGCCGAGATCCAGTACCACTATCTTCGGGAACGGATTCAGCAGATTTCGCTGCCCCCTGAGGTGATCAAACAGGCCTATGAAAACCTGGTCATCACGCCCCAGCTAAAACTCATTTTGAATGAAGCGGGCGTTGAGGCGGTTGGCGCTCTGATCCGCAAACACTTCCCGGATGGGCTGGACATCATCGTCATTGATCCCATCCGTAATGTTTTTGACGGTGGCGAGGCCGGTCCCAGCGAAAATGACAACAACGCCATGCTGTTTTTCTTACGTGATCGCGTGGAGAAACTGCGCGACGCTGTGGATCCGGACGCTGGCATCATTCTCGTTCACCACACCCGAAAGCTCTCCAAGAAACAGGTTGATGAAGACCCGTTTCAGGCGCTTTCCGGCGCAGGGTCTCTTAGGGGCTATTACAGCTCAGGCATGATCCTGTTTCGCCCCGACGAGGCTCAGTCGGAACGGCGACTGATTACGGAACTGCGCAACGGCCCCGCATTGGCTGCAAAGATTGTCGATAAGGAATCTGGGCGATGGATTGAGATCGACCCATCGTCCGATCGTCTGGTGCGCCAGGAATATGGCGACAAACTTGATGCCGAGCGTTTGCGTAAACGCGACGTCATTCTGCAGGTCTTGTTTGAAGAAGCTTTGGCAGGCCGGGTTTATACCTCAACCCAGTTTGCCGAGCGCTTTGAAAATAGCGCAGGGCTGGGTGGTCGCAGCACCATTGCCGAGCGCATCAGTGTTCTGACCACCAAGGGCTACATCAAGTATTTCAGAAATCCTGACGAGCACGACCTGCCGCCTCTTTCGCGCACTCGTTATGGATATCTTTGTGTCGAAGGTATGCAGTTGGGCGAAGCCGAAGACGTGGTGGACGAGGACACCGGGGAGGTCACTCAGGCCATTCATCCACTTCTTCCGACCCATTACAAGTGCCGTCAATCGGGTGCCGTTCTGGAAGTCGAGAGCCCTCATATCTGGGTTTATCACGACGACGAGGTGGACCATGAGTAGCCCCCGAATTCGTGATTTCAGAATCCAGAATCCAAAAATTCTGGATTCTGACTGGATCGTCAAACCGCACAAAACCAAGGGTTTGAGGCTGGTTTCAGAACCCAGCCGGATTCTGAATTTGGATTCTGGATTCTGGAAAAAACATGAGGTTTTCTGCGGCTCTCAGAGCCAATTCCAGAATCCAAGTGAATACCTCCCCCTAAAGGGGGAGAGGGCTACGCCAGCGCTGACGCTTGGCGACCCCTCTTTGCCATGCCTGTCGATACCGTCCGGCCAAATCACCCATCAGCTTTGTTCATTTAACACGGAGGCCATTATGCCTGAACTTTCATCGACCAAAACTCAAACCGATCCTTGTGCGGGTTCACTCAAAATTCTGGCCCTTGATCTTGGCACTAAAACCGGTTGGGCCGTTTGCCTGCCGGACCGAACCACCACCAGCGGAACAGCCGAGTTTAAAAATGATCGTTGGCAAGGCGGTGGAATGCGTTTCCTGCGGTTCAAGCAATGGCTCACCGAGGTAAAGCAAATGGCCGATGGCCTGGATGCGGTCTTCATTGAGGAAGTCCGTCGTCACGCCGGTGTCGATGCCGCTCATGCCTATGGTGGGTTTCTGGCCCATGTGACCGCCTGGTGTGAACATCACGCCATCCCCTATGAGGCCGTGCCGGTCGGCACCATCAAAC